GTAACATAAGCTTGACATCGTAATGTCTGATTCCCAGGACTATACCAACGCTTTTTGTTTTTCCCTTCATGATTAATATATTCTATTGGCGTTTCAAGTTTTTCTTTTCTCTTATGACATGGAGTATGATAACCGAAATAACGCCATAAGCTTGATGCATGCCTAGCTTTATGAATATCAATATAAGTCAAACAAGCAGTGATAAATATTTCTCCGACTCCATTAACTGATAACATAGATGATATAATAGGAATATTTTTATTTTCCTTAACCCAAATTTTTATTTGTTTTTCTTTAGCTTTTTCTTTGTCTAATATTTCTTTCAAAATATTATCAAGGAAAGCCATATCGATTTCATCAAGCGTATCGGTATGTCGCTTCGATGCCAAGATCTGATTATTTACCTTTAATCTTGTTTTCTGAATTTGTTTATAACCATCAAATAATGATTTCAATTGATCTAGATTTTCTTCTCTGTTTTTAAAAGTATCGTGTTCTTTCATATGGCATGTAGCACAAATAAGATCATAATTTTTTTGATTATAAATACCTCCATCCATACGTAATGTTTTTCTATGAGTATCGTATTTACTCATTTCTTTTGGTAATGATTTCCCGCACTTAATACATTGTTTAGATTTGGGTCGCTTTAATGCTTCTTTCATATTTTGCCTCCATATTAAATCTAATATATTTTATTATTTTTGTCAACACTTTTTTAGGAAAAAAAATAAAAAAACACTTGAAGTAAAATATTAATATGTATAAAATAGTATACATGGAACTGCGCAGACTTAATTTAAAACAAGAAAATAAAGCGAAATTATTAAAAATTGATCCTGATTCTATCCCAAATCTTGTTCCAGAAAAAATATTAGCTGACTGGATGAAAGATGACGAAAATCCTTATTTTAAAATTCAAGCAATTAATTATCCTATCACAGCAAATGGGATCAATTATCAGGAATCTTTTTTTGAGGAATTTATTTCCAAATTGAAAAATCATCCCATTCCCGGAGATAAATTCGGACATGAAATGCAATGGGGTAAAAGGCCTACTACTGATTTTATATTAATTGGTGCTAGAATTGACAAAAAAAATAATGGCAAAGGAACGGTATATCTGAAAAATTATATACCACCTGTTGGGGAATCTGGGGATAATGCTATTTTTATTCGTGAAAATAAAAGTAACATGATTCATTATTCGTTAGTATCTTATACAAAGGACGAAATCCTTAATGATAAGAATGGGAAAACGATTATAAATGTAGTTGGTTCAGTCAAAGGCGAAAGAAATGATGCTGTTGAAATTGGACTCGGAGCAATGGATCAGAAAACAAATGATGAGAAAAAATATAATCCATATCCGAATGAACACTCCGCCAGAATTCGTGATCCTGGAGATTTTCAAAAAGGTTCTTTTAGACGGAAAACTATTAAAAAAGGTATAAGTATAATAATAGGCAGACTCAAAGGGGAAACTACGACTACTACGCAGGCATATAGATTTGATGCAAAAGTATTCACGGCAACACAAGCAAAAGCGTGGTTGAAAAAAAATAAAATAAAGTATATTTCTTTTGAAAAAGCCACAGGTAAAGGAAATATCATCAACGATGATATTGATTATTATGATTATAAGGAGGGAAATTATATGAATAAAGAGGAATTATTAGAGGTTATTACAACGATGAAAACTAATGCAGAAATTACACTAGTTGAAATAGCGGAAGCAATGGGATTGAGTGACCAAGTTGTATCCGAAAAACATAAAAATGCTATTGCAATTAGTGAAGAATTTGTGAAACTTAATATTGAAAATCCTGTTGAGGTTTTTCAGATTATGCAAAAACAAATCAAAGAGAATGAAAAAGCTATCTTTAATGCTCAAATGACAGAAGAATTCGGCACAGATAAACTGCAAAATGGATCTGAAAATCTTTTAAAAATTTATGCAATTGATAAATTAAAAAATATTGAATCTGATAAACTTGATGAAGCAATTAAAAATCTCAAAGAAAATGATCCTATTGCCAAAAAGTTATCTGCTGATATTGCTGATTTTTCAAGCGATATTAATACTATTGCAGTAGTAGAGCAGAAAGAAAAAAATCCTGCAAAATCTAATAGACGAAAAGTCGATAAAGTATAAAGGAGGAAAATTATGGCTGCAAAAACTTTACCGGGAAGCGAAAATACACTTGATGATTTTCGCAACTGGATTATAAAAGAATCTGTCGGGAATGAAAGCGGATCACATATCCTTAATCCTGCCGCAGATCAAGCATATCAGCAATATGATATGTGTGTAGCAGAACCTTGGTGCGGAATTGTAGATAATGGAGTTGCTCTTGGAGCAGAATTCACTATGCATGTAACTGAAGGTATTCAAATCGATACCGATGAAATAGAAACAGGAGCGCTTTTTACTGCATTCGGCCAGGATGTATGGTATAATCCGATAACGAAGGTATATTCTGATACTGAAAGCGGAGATGTGTATCTGGTTGGATACGTTATCATCCCCACGAATGCCGATGGTGTAATGCGTTTTGAGAAACGCAGATATGTTGTTCAAGGCACGACTTAAAAAGGAGGATTGAAAGATGAAAGAAATTAAAGATTTAGTTTTAACTAAAAATAAATTAATCAAACAGCGAGTTGCAAGCGGAGAAGGTATCCCCTCGGCTATGTTCTATGGAAAAATGGATTCTCAAAATGTCGGAAAGCCTGATTATGTTGTAAAATCAAACAGAGATCGTCTTGAATCTGTTGTAATTCCTGCTGGTGAAAAATGGATTAATAGTGAAGGTTATAATAATCTGTGGAGCGAAATTGAAGATTTGATGAAACGGACACGAAATCAATTTGAACGAAAAGTCAATCTTAATCAATTTCCTGATGATTATTATGATCTGATTAATAGAATTAGAATCGATATAACCAGACGCAGAATAGAGCAGATGGATTTTACAGGATTAATGACAGTCGAGTTGAATAATCCTAATTTTTCAAAGGCTGTTGACTTATTGGAATTTATTCCGTTTGCTGGAGCATTTGAAGAAATTAAAGGAACTGGAGATAATGTTCCGATGTTGGAACAGAAGACAGGGGCAAAAGGCGCTGTTCATATATATCTATATGGATTGGGGCATGCAAGAACGCTTGAAGATGAATTATATAATCTTGATATTTTTTCACTTGAAAAAGTGAATGCTGCCGTTGCTAGAGGTCATACAGCATTAAGAAATGATCTTTGCCTTGGAACGCTCGTTGCTCTGACTAATGCTGGAGCTTGGAATGCTTTTCAAACTGTGGCAGCAACTACTACTGGATCACTCGATCAGAGATATTATGAAACAATTAGAAATGCTATTCGACAATTGATGGGATTAAGAGATCCGCAGACTGGACAGGAAATTGATACAAGCAGAATGGTTCTTGTAGTAGGTAGCAATGTCATAGCTTGGGATTTGAATAGAGTATTAAGCGGGCGTGTATTACGTGGCGAAAATCAAATTATAAATCTTGAAGCGTTGCCAATTGATGATGTTTGGATTTATAAAGGAGATACGATTAATGTAGGGCCTAGACCTCATGCTTACCCTGGGGTCCCTGACGGAACAGCTTACTTACTTGTACCTGGGCCAGCAGGATCTCCAATTTGGACGTTGAATAAGCGTCAACTTACGATGGAAATTGGACGTGGTGATGTTCTCCAACTTGCACGTGAACGAAGGGCTTGGTATTTTGGACAAGGTGAATATCAAGAAGAATTCCTAGGATCAAGTGGTGATCTTACATTAGATACTTCGACTGGTTATGGATATGTTGTAACGATTGATTTACCAACTGACGAAACTTAGAAAAAATAATAATTAAATATTGAAAGGGGACTTGAAAAAGTCTCCTTTTTTTTGTATAACTAAGTAAATGCAAATAGTTACTGTTCAATTCAATTATCCGAAAAGATCAAATTACAAAACAATGCTTGATGTATTCCGATATTCCTGCCAATTATATATGCCAAAAGTAAAATTCAATGAAATATGCATTCCACCACCACCTCCAAATCCTAGACGAAAAGAACTTAACTTCATGTATAATGGTGTGAAACTTAAACTTTGGTTAGATTTCCTAGAAAAAACCAATGATAATATTATTTTTGCCGATTGCGATATGCTGGCCGTGAAATCGGCTGAACATGCTTTTGATATTCCTTTCGATGTGGCCTTCACTGCGAGAACGCATACAACACGAATTCCTATGAATGGCGGAATTATGATGGTACGTCCAACCGAAGCTGCAAGGAGATTTTTCCGAGAAATGCTATTGATTAATAATAAAATGTATAAAGATATTAAATTTCATAATCAATGGCGCAAAATATATGCCGGCATGAATCAAGCAGCTTTTGGATATACATATAAAAAAGGAAAACATGGAGCAAAAGTACATAGATATATTACAAGAGAATGGAATGCGGTTGATTGTGATTGGACAAATATTCAAAAAAATACAGTTTTCATTCATTATAAATCCAAATTGCGTAAAATGGTATTAGGTGAAAGACGACATAAACCAGAATATAAATATGTAATTGATCTTTGGAATAATATGAGACAAAATATGCTAAAAAGAGGTAAGGCATGAAATTAATTACAATTTATTTTGAAAGGAAAAAAAAGTTTAAAAAATTTTTAAAAGTTTTTCAAAATTCTGCTAAAAAACATATGCCGAATGTAAAAACAGAAATAGTTAAAATTTCTATGCCTCCCGATGTGGATCACAAAAGAGACACTGCTTATGCTTTTCTAGCTGCTGCTGAATATGCCTTGCAATCAAGAGAACCCTTAGCTATTGCCGATATAGATTTGATGTTCACAAAATCTATAATGGATATATTCAAAAGACGTTTTGATCTTGCAATCACAGTTAGAGATAGAAAAACGCTTCGATATAATACAGGATTATGGTTTTATAAGCCTTCTCAAAAAGCAAGACTTTTTGTAAAAGATTGGATTAAATATACTAAAAGATTAATGAAAAGTTTTTGCAAAAATGAGGAATTCGTACATACGCATGGAGGAATAGACCAAGCCTCATTACATATGACTATAAAAAGAAATACGGCTGCAAAAATATTAGAATTGCCTTGTCTGGAATGGAATGCAACTCAATCAGAATGGAAACATATTGATGAAGAAACAAATACTAGAGTAATTCATGTTAAATCGAAATTAAGTCTTGCTGCTTTTGGACGGATAGAAATCCCTGAAAGCATGGAATATATGAAACCAATCATCAAAATATGGAAAGGATATTTAAAATGATAATACCTGAAAGTTGTATGCCCTGGATAAAACTTCAAAGACATGGCGCTAAATATTCTATAAATAAAAAAGAATATATAACAGAAATGGAAAAAGAATTTAAATTGATATTGCCATTTTTACTAAAAAAATGTAATTCGATTTTGGATATCGGTTGTGGTGTAGCGGGTATAGATGTTTTACTTTCTAAGCATTATGATAATCCAAAATTATATTTGCTTGATACGGATTTTAAAAATGATGTTGTTTATGGATTTGGAAATAAAAAATCTTTTTATAATTCATTATCAGCTACAAAAAACATGATGGATTTTAATAATGTTTTAAATTATCATATACTTGATTTTAACCATGAATTAAAAAATCTGGAAAATATTGATATAATAATTTCTACACTTTCTTGTGGTTATCATTATCCTGTTGATACATATCTTGAAAAAATAAATAAAATATTATCAAAAAATGGAATATTAATTATTGATATCAGAGAGAATACAGATGGGATAAAAAAAATAGGAAAATATTTTCAATATATAAATATAATTAGTAATTATAATAAATCAGCAAGAATTTGCGCAAGGAGAATATAAAATGAGACGTAGGAATCCGTACTTTTTGAAACCTAGACAAAAAATAAAAAGCACAAGACAAAAATTAAAAAAAAAGGATAAAAAAATAGTCAGGATCCAAATCAAACCAAAAAAATATAAAAAAAGGCAAAGATGGGATGCTATACTCGATAGATTGCCAAAAGATGTCCATCTCGTAGGCGCTGAAATCGGAGTTCTTAATGGCAATACTGCACATAGAATATTATTAGCAAGACCGTTATTGAAACATATAATGATTGATCCTTGGTGTGTTCCTGAAAAGGGCAGTTCTTACGATTCGGCAGGAAAAGCAGGAGATACAAACGCAAGCAAACCACAGAAAGAACATGAAAAAGCATATCAAAAAACTAAAGGGCTTGTAGCTTTTGCTGGTAATCGTGCAGTAATTATGCGTATGATGTCTCATGAAGCAGTGCCGAAAATAGAAGATAATTCTCTTGATTTCGCTTTCATTGATGGAGATCATAGTTATGAGGGAACTAGTCTTGACATAAAATTATGGTTACCGAAAGTAAAAAAAGGCGGTTGGATCGGAGGTCATGATTATAAACATGAATCAAGACCAGACTTGCATGGAGTTGACAAAGCTGTTGAAGAAGCATTTGTAAAAAAAGATATTGAGACAGACGATAACCATACGTGGTTTGTGAAATTATAATGAAAATAGTATCTGTACAATTTGATTACATGGGATTCAAAAAATATGATATATTATCCAGAGTTCTAGAATATAGTATACAAAAAAATTGTCCAGATGCAGATTTGGAAATGCTTAGAATCCCTCCTCCGAAGGGATATCCAAGCAAGCGATGTTTTGCTGCTAATACCCTAAAAATGCAGAAATGGGTTGATATAATGAATATCACAAATGATAATATTGTCTTTCTTGATTGTGATATGCTGGTTTTGCGTGATATTTCAGATATTTTTGAAGATGATTTTGACATTGGATTGACAATAAGAGGTACTGGTAGTATTCCATATAATGGCGGTGCAGTTTTTGTTCGTAATTCACAAAAAGCAAAAGATTATATGGAATTATGGAACGAAGTTAATATTCATCTATATAATAATCCAAAAGAACATAATTATTGGAGAAATAAAAAAGGATATGCTGGAATGAATCAAGCAGCTCTGGGATGCTTGATGGAAACGAAAAAATATCAGGCAAATGTAAAAAAATATCCATGTGCTATTTGGAATCTTTGTAGAAATCATTGGAATAAGATTACAGATGAAAGCCGAATTTTGCATATAAAAAGCGGATTAAGAAAGGCTGTATTTGCTAGAGCATCTTCTATTATAGTTGCAAAATATCAAAAAGCAATTTCAATATGGTTGCAATATGCAAAAGAAGCAGGGATTCATACCAATATGGAGGTTAAAAAATTTCTTGATACTCAAGAAAAAATAAAAGAAAAGGCAAAATCTAAATTGAAACGGAGAAGAACTTGGTTTGAAAAAGCACTTGGTAGAAAATATTCTGATATTGCAAAAATATCAAGAAAACGAAGGCGTTAATAAAAATAGTACTTGAAAAAATATCTTTTCTTAAATATAATAAATTATGGCTACATTTGCACAAATAGTTAATTTGCGATTAGAAATTTGTGATCCATATGGCGTTATAAATCTTCTTGAAATAGCTACAAAACCAGATTTGCCAGTTACCCCACAATCTCAAACTGCTTACAAAGTTACAACCGATGGAGCATATTACAAAACAGATATTGAAAGTGGAGCAGTTGAATCAGATTATAGTAGAATAGAATTACAATTATCAGATTCTAGACTTGGCGATATGATAGATATGCATGGAGCTGCAAAGGCTGTCCGAGTTGCATTATTAGCAATCGTGAAAAGATTAGGAACTCAATTTCCTATTGTGCGAAGTCAATCGGGTGCTGAATCTACTGAATATCAAAAACTTTCAGATTTATATAAATTTTATAAAGCGCTTGCTGATGATGCTAAAGAACAAGAAGCTGAAGACTCAGGCACTAATGCAGGACGATGGTATGCTATGAAAACACCTACTATTGGCGGAGGTAATCTGTAATGGATTATCGCATGCTTGAACAGGCGAGACGAGGTTTACAGAGACAAATAAATGAAAATCCTGAATCGATTATTATATATAGAAAACCAGTCAAAGCTGATGGATTTGGTGGATATGTAGAAGATCCTTATGGAACGCCTGTTCCGTACAATGTGAAATGTAGAATTAGCAAAGAAGTTCGTGGCCTGGAAGGCTTTTCAGAAAATGCAGTTGGTCTTAGTACAGCAGGTTCTTGGTTTATTCTAGTCGACTTTAAGACGCAAATATACAAGGATGATATTTTTGAGGCGAGAGATAGACAATGGAGAATTGGAGCAGTTACGCAAATTAAGCAATATGGCGGAATCATAGCATATGAAGCGCCTGTAATTGAGGCCGAAACAATTGAGGAATAAATGAGTATAGAGATAGATTATCCGTTTGATAATCCTAATAATTATAATTATGATACAGATTTAATTGCCGTCCAATCAAGCAAGGCTTTATTGAAATTGATTAATAATCCTCTGCAACAATTTACAGAAGATTATGCAAATGATACCGGCTTCACATATGATAGTAATGAAGCGGAATTTGTCGGGGGGAAAGTACAGCAAAAAAATAAAAGACCTACAAATGCAACTTTTTATGCTTCTTATACAAATAATATAGATGGATCATGGGGCGATGGTATTTTGACAGGCACAGCAGGCGGAGGGGCTTCTGTGGCTGGCGGAGCTTTGGATTTAAAATATTCTGATATTCGATATGTAGATTATGATGCCAATTTAAATGCTGACAGTCAGCAAACTGGATGTATTAGATTACGTTTCCGACCTAATTATGCAGGATCTCCAGTAGGCGACACAATCGTAATGTTTGCAATTTGCAAATCAGTAGGACTTGGAAATAATATGATTTTGCTACAACATACTGTTGCTGGACAAATCAATATTGGTATATTTGACTCGGCAGGAGCAGGAATAATTCAAGTAAATTTGGGTGCATGGGCTCCGGTATCAGGAACTATTTATGAATTCGAATTCAACTGGGATATAACTACAGGCGCTACTAGATTATTTTTGGATGGTAACCAATTTGGAGCAACACAAGTAAATACTGGAACAAGAGATTCAGATATAAATTTACTTGTAGTTGGTAGTAATCTTGATCATACAAAAATATCCAATTTTGAAATATTAGATTTTCTTATTTTTTCTACTGTTCAACATACAGCAAATTATACACCCGATTGGACAAATATATATGAATATGATTATTTAGAGTCAAAAGTAGATTTACCTTCATTTTCTTATACTGGGAATGGTTCTATACAATCATTTGATAATTTTGTAACTATCGGAGCTAATGAACGATATATTATTAATAATCAATATTGGAATGGTTCAGTATGGGCTGTTTCAAATGGGACTTATGCACAAGCGTCAAATTCTGCTGATATTTTAGCGAATTTGGCAACTATTACAATATCAGGAACTATTAATATATCTATCGTTTTTGAAGATACTAATACTAATAGAGGTGAAGCAGATAATTTAATTTTCACTTATACAGGGCAAATTTATCCGACTTCAAATCCTATTATTTCTTTTTCTACTACTTTTCGTTGTGAAGGGATAGATGAATTCACGGAAACATCTACAAAAACAGGAAGCGATGAGATAAAATACAGAATAAGAATAGGTACGAATTATGTTTATTGGAATGGAACTGCTTGGATAACTTCTGATGGTACATATGCTCAATCGACTACGGCAGCGGATATAAATACAAATAAAGCAACTCTTGTTACTTCTGCTTCCAATGTAGCAATAGGAGCTTATCTGCATTCTGGAGATGGAAGCACGACTCCGGAACTTGATAATGTTCAAATATTATTTGATTTTTCAGGCGATGAAGCTGATGATATTGAAAAATGTATTATATGGGGGTATAGCCGAGATGCTCAAGGCAATGCATTGAATGAAGAAATATTTGTAGAGCTTGCGCCGGATGTTGTAGAATATAAAAATAATATAACAATTGAAAGCGATCAAATTATTATAACTCCAAATTCAAGTGGATATTGGGAAGTTGAGCTTGCAGATAATGCAAATATGAATGTAGGATCAAAATATATTTTTACAATTAATAATAAGACATATTATAGAATTATTCCAAATGAAATTTCAAAGGCTTTCAATGAATTAGAAGAGGCATAAATTATGATAAGAAAATATACGATCAATTCAAGATCATGGACAGCGATAACATCTGCTGGACAATCAGGTATATGTTGGATTGAAAAAAATATAAGAGGAAATGGATTAATAAATATAAATCATTCTGATTCTGGAAATACAAATAATGCCGGGTTTAGACTCAAAAAACCTTTAGCAAATAATGATATCTGCATAATTTCACCTGATAATGATAATGATATTTATTATGCCAGGGTTTTGAATTCAAAAAATATTGTAAAAATAGTGGTGGATGTAGCATGATTGGAGTACCAAGCTTAGTAGAAATAAAAAAAATATATGAAGCAGTTGGAAACAAAGACGATCTTGTCATAGTACCTTTCGTACCAAACATTAGTTCTATTTTTGCGCATTTGAATACGGCTTATTATCATGTTCATGGACAAGCATTTATATATCCTAATCATGCAGATGAAATACAATTAACCGCTGGTTCTGGGGCTTGGGATTTGTCAGGAACAATATTGCAAGTAATTCCATTGGATGCTTTGAATGTTGCAGATTTTGATTTGCACTGGATTAATATTAGTGATATTTCTGCTAATGGACAAATACAAATTGATATATATGCAGATAGTGGAGAAGGAAATGTTTTGATAGGGGCTACAAGATCGGTTAGAACAGCGGTACAATCAAGAAATGCTCCACAAAGAATACAAGTGCCACAATTGCCAGTTAATACAAAAATTTCATGTAGATTATCGGATTCAACCGCAGGTGCTTTGACTTGTAATGTTAGTTTTGAAGGACATTATTACGCATGAAAATACCTTTTCCAGAAAGAGATAAAAATATTCCAGGATTAAATGAGGCATATATAAGAAATCCATATCCTGGAAAAGAATTATTAACAGTAGAGGAAGCATTAGATTCTATTAATAGAATTTCAGGAATGATATTGATTGATAAGAGGTATCGACATAATGGCAGTTATCGGAACTCCTCAAGTTTTAAAAAATATTAATACTATTTATGATCGCAAAAAAGTTGCGACATATGCATTATGTCTTGAATATGCAGCATTAGCACTTAATTATTTTAGACAGGCTCAAAGTGTTAATAAATTCTGGATTAATCGTACAGGCCAGGCGAAAGATTTAATGTTCACGGATGCAAAAATGACTACAACTTATATAAGTTGGTTAATGGCTCATGGCATAAAATATGGTGTATATTTAGAACTTGCAAATGATGGACAAAATGAAGCAATTCGACCTGTTATAATGCATTTTTTACCTCAGTTTAAAAAAGATTTATCAAAATTATGGGAGAAAGATTTATGAGCAAAATCCTTATTATTGGTTATGGAATCGTTGGACAAAATATTCATAAAATATTCACGGATGCCGATATTTATGATCCTGATAAATGTGAAGGCGTATTGAAAAATATAACTTATGATTTTGCTTTTATCTGCGTTCCAACTCCAAAAAAAGAAAATGGAGAATGTGATTATTCAATTGTAGAAGAAGTTATCAAAAAGCATAAAGTAAAAATATTCATAATTAAATCTACAATTCCACCTGGGACTACTGAACTTTTAGGAAGTAAATTTCTAAAAAAATGTGTATTCTCGCCAGAATATTACGGGGAAACCGTTCATGCTAATGATAATAATTATGAATTTGTGATTCTAGGCGGTAATAAAATCAATACCAGAAAGGTAGCTGAATTATATAAAAATTATTATACAGGAAGATTAAAAATATTTCAGACAGATACAAAAACAGCGGAATTATGTAAATATATGGAAAATGCTTTTCTTGCAACTAAAGTTATTTTTTGTAATGAATTCTACAGAATTGCTGAACGATATGGAATTGATTATAATGAATTAAGAGAACTCTGGCTTGCTGATCCTCGAATTAATAGAAGTCATTCTTTTGTCTATGAAAAGCACCCCTATTATGAATCGAAATGTCTTGACAAAGATTTGCCTGCAATACTGGAAGCATCCAAGCAAAAAAATTATGAACCTAAATTATTAAAATATGTTATCGAAATAAATAAAAAATTCAAAAAGGATTTTCATGATAACTAGGATAATTGAAAAACTCAAAACAGGTAAAATAAAAAATGTCGTTCCATATGGAACGCATCCACTTCCGGCAGCTCCTTACGTAGTTGTCAGGGCTGAAGCAGATGGATTAGGTCGTGGGAAAATATATAGAATTTTCGCTCATTTTCTTCCAGGCCAAATTTGCGATTTAGAAGATTATATATTCAATGATTTAACTTTATTATTGAGAAATTTTGAAGCATTAAGTCGACATGGAAATCGCAATAAGCTATGGACAGAACAAGATTATTCTGATATTATAACTAATAATGATGACGGCACGATTTCAATGGAACGTAGATATTTGATGCCGTCTAAATTTTTCTAAGGAGGAAAAATATGTTAAGAACAGATGCTAATTATATTTTTGGATTGCCTTTTGCTAGGTTTCTCCCTCTTAATCCAGATTTGCACAATCCTACTAAGACGGCGGGTGAAACACAAATAAGAATTGTTGGAGGCATTGGGCCGTTTGATTTTTCAGACGAAGCCGATCCCTCGGCTATCCCTTTAATAATCAAATTTGATAATGAAACAGCGGAAACTGTTAATGTTGATCTTTCAGGTGCTGCTTGTGCTGATATTTCGGCTGTAACTGTAACGGAATTGGTAGCAGCCATTACTGCTGCTGGTCCTACTGATATTGATGTAAGCGAAGAGGCTGTGACTGGCAGAATATTATTTGAATATGGCGGAACTGGAACAGAACCAGATTATATTCAAATATATGGAGCTTGCGCTGAAATATGTGATGTCGGTCAGGGACTTGGCGTTAGATTCATACGTGTTGATACGCTTGAATCCTGCGGAGATGAACCAGTCCTGAAAGAATCCGAAACGATAACGGTCACAGATGCAAGGGGGAAAGACACTTCGGTTGTAACTGATTCATATAGGAAAGGCGCTACTGCAACCGTAATTGATACTGCATTCGATCAGATGTTAAGAGAATTGATTGAAGGTGGTCATATAGATCCAGTCACAGGCGTATATGAAGTTCCTACAAGTGAGGATGATAAGATTTATTTTCTTATTGAGGCTTTCTATCCTTATTATGAGGAAGGTGAAAATCTTGAAGCTAATATTGCTGGATGGTACAAAAAATTATTGAGAAAATGCAAAGGCGAACGTGGCGGAATGATGCATAGTAGAGAGTTTGGGAAAACGACATATACAGTTAATGTTACACCTTATCGAAATATATCGGGGGTCTTGTATGGCGATACTTCAGAAACTCCGCTCACTATTGAGCAATACGACGCCTATGACGTCTATAACGTCTAAGACTCTTGATAAGATAGAAGTTGCGAAATATCCGATTTTATATGTTCCTTTTCATGGGACTTATATTTGGGTAAAACTTAAAGAATTAACTCTTAATCAAATTAATAATTGCGGTGATATCTCTCTCATCGAAACATTTCAGGATAAAATTCGAGCAAAAAAATTAAGACGCAGAGATATCATAAAATATTCAGAAACACAATATAAAATTGTTAAAGAATCGCTTGTTTCACCCACATATGAAGAAATACTCGAAAAAATTGGACAGGATAAATCTATAGAAAATAAAAAAATAATATTAACAGAATTAAAAGAAAAAATTAAAAGTATAAAACCCGGACTTAAACGGTCTGCATTAGAAGAAGAAATTGATACTTACAAAATTTGGATTAATTTAATTCTTCCAGATGATTTTATCGGAACTGTTGTTTCATATGCATTGGGAATTCATAAAAGTGATATAAAAGGAATTAGTGAAAAAATATTACTTGATGCTGCAATAATAGCAGAAAAATATAAAAAACGACCGTCTGAAATAGTCTGTGAAGATGGAAATTTTTCTACATTCAATAAAATGGATATTGATAAACGAGCTATGTATATATTATATGAACATAGAGAAAATAATAAACAAAGAAAACCAGGGAAGGAGAGATTAAAAATTGGCCGTTGATGCTGATCTGGAAAGAAAAGAAAAATTTAGAGAATATTATGCTAAATATCGTGCGATAAATCGTGAGAAGATTAGGAAAAGAAATCTAAAATGGTATAATGATAATCGAGAAAAATGTCTTGAAAGTGGAAGAAAATATCGTCTTAATAACCTTGAAAAAAATAGAAAAAGATGCAGGGAATATGCAAGAAATCATAAAGAAAAAAATAAAGCATATAAAAAAATATGGGAAGTTAATAATAGAGATAAAGTTAATGCAACAGCAAGAAAATCAAAAAGAAAAAATCATGAAAAAGTAATTGCATGTATGAAAAAATGGAGAAGTGAACATAAAAAAGAAATATCAGATTATTCTAATAAATATATGAAAAGACGTAGAGAGCAATATCCTTCAATAAAAATACTTGGTAATTTAAGAACTAAAATGAGAATTGCTCTAAAAAGTAACGGCACAGAAAAAAAAGAGCGAACGGTAACTTTAATAGATTGCACTCCTAATGAATTAAAAATATATCTTGAATTACTTTTCAAGCCAGGAATGTCATGGGATAATTACGGTAGAAAAGGTTGGCATATAGATCATATTATTCCTTGTGCTATATTTGATTTGACGGATAAAAAACAGAGAAAAAAATGTTTTCATTATACAAATTTGCAACCGTTATGGGCACAAGAAAACTTGAAAAAAGGTAAACAATATTATGGCTGTTGACGCAGGGACAATTTTCTCGGAAGTACGTATAAAGCTCGATAAGCTCAAAGGTGATATTACCAATGTCGAAGCGCAGTTTAATAAATTTTCAAAAACGAATGCCACAATGGCAACACAGACTCAAAAAAAATGGACTGATTCTTTCAAGAATATTAATCTACAGGGTGTTGTAGCAGTTGCAGCATTAACCATGGCAGTTAAGGCTTCTATTTCTACTTTTGCAAATTTTGAACAAAGCCTTGCTAATGTTCAATCAGTCGCTCGTGCTACTCCTCAAGAATTTGAAGCATTAGAAAAAGCAGCAATCGAGGCTGGCGAGACGACCAGATTCACGGCAAGTCAAGCGGCCGATGCGATGTATAGCTTGGCTAGTGCTGGATTAGATACTAAGCAAACAATGGAAGCACTTGATGGGGTACTCCAACTTGCAGGAGCAACTCAATCGGATTTGGCTTTTACGGCCGATGCAGTTACAGCAACCTTATCTCAATATAATTTGGAAGCTTCAAAAGCAATAGATATTTCAAATATATATGCTGCTGCAATTGCAAACAGCAAGGCTACTATGGACAAACTTGCGACTTCAATGCGCTATGTCGGCCCGGTTGCTTCCGCTTTCAATATGTCAGTAGAGGAAACCGTTGGAGTTCTTCAAATATTATATGATGCTGGCATAGAAGGCTCTGCTGCGGGTACTGCATTACGCAGAGTCTTGGCTGATCTCGGTAATTCTATGGGGCCGGTAATATCGAAATTAGAACGGTACGGAATTACTTTTGAGGATATCAACCCAGAAGTACATAGTTTTGCAGAAATTATTGAAACATTAAAAATGCACGGAGTTGAGGGTGCGGATGCTTTGGCAATATTCGGCGCTAGAGCTGGACCAGCAATGATAAAATTATTAGAAGGTGGCAGAGAAGAGTTGGAAGCATATACAGAAGCGGTGACGGATACCAATGCAGCAGCCGAAGCTTATGCAATTCAAAATGATACACTGGCTGGCAGTTTGGATTTCCTAAAAAGCGCAGCCGAAAGTGCTCAAATTTCATTAGTCAAAGAAATGTCTCCTGCAATCCGTGGTATTGTTGATCTTCTCACAGCATTAGTGAAAGGATTCACAAGTCTACCAGGCCCGGTGAAATTATTTTTCGGAATAGTTGCCGTTGGAATTCCCGTTGTCGCCGGATTGACATTTGCAATAAGTTCTCTAGCTGCAGCAATCGGAGCTTCTTTGGGGCCGATAACGGCAATCGTGGCTGGAATAGCGGGATTGATTACGATTGTTTCTGCAATAAGTTCTGCCATGGATTCTTATACAACAACTACTAGAAATCTTAATCAAAAAACAGAGGAATTGAATGATACGAATGATGAGCTGAATGAAATTAACAAAAAACTTGCGGATTCAACAGATACTCTTAATGAAGAAGAAAGAAAAACTCTTGAAAATAGAAAAAAATTATTAAAACAAAATATGGCGTATAATATAGCAACACAGGCCAAGGCCATAGCAGATGCTCAAGCCGAAAGTGGAAAATTAAATACAGAATTAGCAAAACAAAAAAAATTATATGACGAAATAAATGAAACAGGAAAAGCGACACGGGATACTTGGTATGAAGTATATGGAGCATGGGGAAATTATCGAGATGGAACAAAAGAATATCTACCTCAATTATCAAAATCAATTGATGAAATAAATGGAAAACAAGCGAATCTAAATACAACTATAGAAATGGGAGTTGAAGCACTTGCGGAAGGCGTACTTGCAGAAAATATAAGTCTTGAACAAATACAACAGATTAATAGTGGATTAGCTATCAAAGTAGGTTGGTTAGTATCAATAATGAAAGTTGAAAAAGAAAGAGTCGATTTGGAGGCTGAAATTGCAGAAGAAGAGGAAAAGGCTGCTAAAGATAGAGTCTTAGCAGATGAAGAAGAGTTGAAACGATTAGAAGAATTAAGGAAAGCCTGGGAAGAAAATAATAAAAAAAGAATTGAGTTTGAAAAAGAATATAGCGATAAGGTTTTTGAGGAAACTCATAATAGATTAGAAATTCTTGAAAAAGAAAAAGAAGAAGCGCTTGCAGAAGCTGATGAGTTAGGCGCATCACGGACAGATATTGAAAGATATTATGGATTAGAACGAGTCAAAATAATGCAAGAAGAAGCTAAGGCAAAAAAAACAGCAATTAAAGAGGAGTTGAAAACTGCTAAAGAAGCACATAAAAAATATATTGCAATGGCAAAAGAACGTCGGGATAAAAGACGAGCAATTTTTCAAAAAATGAAAAGTGATTATGAAGATGATCTACAAGCAATGTTAGATGCAACAGAAGAATTTGGTTTTTCAGTAGGTAGCGTTTTGAGTAATTTAAATTCTGTGTTGGCTGAAAATAGAATCGCAGAACTTGACAGGCAATTACAAGCAGAATTACAAGCTGCTGGAGTCGCAGAAGAAACTACGATTGAAAGATTGAATAGAGAACTTGAAGCAGCCAAAGAAGCAGGGGATGCTGAACTAGTTGCTGAAAAAGAAAAAGAATTAAAAAGAGCAGAAATTACGCTTGAATTCGAACGCAAAAAAGCACAAATAAGATATGATGCAGAAATGGCTGCATGGAGAATCTCATTATTACAAGCAACTGCAGAAGCAGCAAGAGCAATAATTATAGGTGCATTAAGTGCGCCTTTCCCATTCAATCTTCCCGCAATTGGTTTTGCTTCGGCTCTGGGAGGGTTGCAAATTGGCACTATAGCTGCATCAGAACCGGTCAAACCAACATTTCAAACAGGAGGAATCGTGCTAGGAACACCTGGTATAGATAATGTAGATGCAAAAGTAACTCCAGGCGAAATGATATTAACAAAAGAACAGCAGGCAAAATTATTTGATCTTGCTACTGGCAGGGAAACAGTTGAAAAAAATCAATATATAACTATACAATTTTATCAAGACGATAGACGAACAGCCGAAAAAACAGTACAATATATTAATGGTGGAGTTGTGAGGTTGAAATTATGAAAATACTTTTTGAAAATTATTTTGATTCGGCAACATTAAGCTCTGTTAATGCCAGCCTTAATTATCCTATTGAAAATTTGCAAGATTCTTTTCTACATACTCGTTATCAATCAAGTATTGATGTCGATACCATCACAGCTTATTTTGCAGAAGACGTTAGTATCTCTGATTTTTTTTGGGGATTTACAAATGCCACAAAATTAATATTAAGATTATATGATTATGAAAATGTATTATTATTTTCTATAACAATTAATAATCCCGATCCAGCAATAGATGGGATAGAATTTGATACAATTGACGATGTGGATCATGCAGAATTATATATTGAAGGATTAGCAGTAGGAACATATCTCGGCGGAATAGGAATCGGCTTATGCTATATCATGCTTGATCCTCTTAGTGCTTGGGAAGAACCCGATTATGATAATTCTGATTTTGATGAAAGTTCAGGCGGTCAGACATTGCAAAATTATGTCAGACCATTGCGTGGCTATTCATTATCATTTACAGATATTCCTAGAGAAATTACAGACGAAATTATGACATTGTATAGAAGTGTAGGAATTGGAAAACCGTTATGGGTTGATATTACAGAATTAGCGCATGATTTTGTTTCACCTATATATGGAAAAATAATGTCTGCAATATCACCACGGCGAAATGGTCGACGATACGATTTTGACATAACAATCAAGGAGGCTAGATAGTGATTGAGCGAATACCATATCCAAATGCTTTATTTACGGAAATGGGTGATTACGTGAAACAGAATAATTTGATTAAAACTGGGTTTTTACGTGTTAATGATCCATGGCCAGTGGTAGGTGGGAATATTGTCAGAGGATCTGTTTTTCAAATAGGCGGGACGGTTTATCTTGCTACAAGCGATACTGTAATAGGCGGAGTACAATCTGCTTATGTGAAATTGACACCGAGCGGAGACGGCTCTACATGTGCGCCAACTTATGTGGCTAATTTAGCAGGCGTATCATGGAATGATGCATATAATATTTATGATGATGTCGGCGGAAATCTTTATGTGTTCGATGAAGTCTTGGCAGTCTGTAATGGAGAACTAGCAGCATATAATACTAGGCTTGCTTATGCTACAAGATATGATTATGCAATATATCAAGACAGTGCTGACGTAGAAACATTGAAAAGAATTGATACTAAAATAATTGAAATTGGCGACTGGAATATGGATGGTACTGCGTCAGTTTCTATAGATTGTAATTTAGATAATACAAAAATAAGAGATATTCAAGTAATAATAAGACAAGATAGCTCTTTTGGCGTGGCGAGAGAAACTTTTCCTATAGACCATGGCCTTGGAAATGTAGTTAATGGCAGATGGTTTTTCTCTTATGCTGATTCTAATATATCATTAACAAGATCAACTGATGGATTTTTTGATAATGCTGATTTTGATGAAATTACATATAACAGAGGTTGGATTACAATTAAATATGAAATATAAATTATGATAATAGGCGAACTTGCACAATATAACGATCTCGATATTGCAATAAATCAAGCTCCTTTCACGTACAAGACTTTACCAGCATCTTATCAATGTCCACAATTTTTCCTTGATATCACAGGAATTCCTGATCCATCGATTACAATTCAAAAATATATATCTGGTTTTGTAAGGCGAAATCTTATATTTTATTCAATGATGATTTCACTACTTGACTGTATCGACCAAGAAACATCCTTTTTCTGGGATCAAACATCGGAAATATTATATTTCCATTATGAACACGATCAATGTTGGTGGACTGATTATTATGAATACGGAACACAACTTGGTTTCTCCGACAAAGATGTCGTCTATATCGATAATGTAAAATATAGTCCGCTATTGAAATCTGTGTTATCTATTGCGCAACAGCAAGACCTAGTTAATTATGACAAACTAAGTACAATTACCGGTGATATTGTAATCCAAAATAGAGAAGGTATACTTGACGAATTGATAGAAAGGAACGTATATGGAAATGATTTTAGATTATATCATCTTGACGAGATTCCCAATCAATATAATTATACACGATCTGAATTAGTTTCCCTTGCTTCTCTTTTCATAGATGATTATGATTTTAGCTTGCTTGAAATTACAGCTCGATTGCAGGATAAACGTCTATCCCAAAATATTAAAATTCCTACCGACGTTTTTACGCTTGCAGATTATCCTGATATTGATGAAAAATATATAAATAAAATTATTCCGCTTGTCTATGGATTAATTAAATCCAGTATTGGTATTCCAATTGATGGTGATGCTGGCTCAGGGAATAATGTAACTTTCAGACAAGGATTATTATTAACAAGTCTCGGAACGATTCAAGTCAAAATAGAAGATGTTTGGACTACCAAAACTCCAACAGCTTCAGACTTGACAGTTGGAGAATTTACACTTGCAGAAGCCGATGGCAGAAATGCAAGCGGAGCGCCTTATGAATGTAGAATCCTTGGATCAATAGGGATAGAAAATACATATGCATCCGATATTATTCTTGATTTGAATGAACGATATTTAGGCATTCCTTATATTGATAGTTCTTATAATCGTACCGAATGGGCGGTGGAAGAAATACAACTAACTACAATAGGAATTATTTTTGACAAAAGTATAGAATTATTTGAAGCGATTAGAATTATTCAGGCTCAATCTAATGTTGGTTTTCGATATGAAATATTACCAGATGGAAGGCGGACTATTCGCATTGATGATTATGAAAGAACGCCTGCATATGAGCATATTCCTAAAGAACTAATATTGAATAATAATAGTTTGCCGATTTCTACCGATAGAGATTTACTTGCAGCAAAAGTAATCATTAATTATGGATATAATTATTTTGACGACTATTATCAGCAAGTTGAAAATGATGATTATTATTCAGATGTAATTAAGAATTACAGACTATTTCCAACAATGGAAGTTGAAACTGCCTTAACTACTCAGGCACATGCAGAAGCCAGGGCGTTATGGAATGCAGAAAGATTTCACGATATACCGAAAATTATTGAATTAATATTAATGGGAAAAGAGTTTTTCACATTGCGAATATATGATATACTTGATAATGTTGAAATCACTCGAATGATGATAGATGTTGCTAATGGATTCATATTAGATTCTGAAAGAGAATATTACGGGATTTGGAATATTCAGGTATTAAGCATTAATCCTGATTTTCAGAAATTGACAAATAAAATAACGGCACGATTGATTGAAAAAAAAGATTTCGTAGATATTAGTGAAACGATATATGTCAGGGGCACAACAAGCGGAGCTTATAGGATTTTAGCAGACGCAATTTCAATCAAAAGGGGAATATTATGAGTATAGAAATTAAAACAATAAATCAACTTCCAGATGCAGAAGCTTTGACTGGAAATGAATTATTAGAATTGGAACAGAATTCGAAAAGTGTTAAGGAAGATTGGAATACGCTTGTTGCATTTTTTAAACCGACTGAAAATGTTATTCAAGTTAATTCTGATTATACGATTCTTGATACGGATACGCCTTGTACTATTGCGATGTCCACAGATGGACAAGATAGAACAGTGACACTACCAACACTAGCTGATAATTTAAAGAAAATTATAAGGATTTATAATGTCGATTCTGGAAGTGGACGAATAAAGGTAGATGGCGAAGGTGCAGAAACTATTAACGGAAAAACAGAAATATATCTTCCTTCCAGATATGATTACATTGAATTAATAGCAGGTGCCAGCGAATGGATTATCCTACACATAAATGTTAATATTTGGAGTGGTTGGATTTCAAGAAGTGATTATACTAATGCCCATTGTGGATATCCAAATATAGATTATGATAATTTATCTGGGACTTTTCTACTTGGCGAAATTGTAACAGAAGGAACAACTGGAGATACAGGGATAATTATATATGATTCTGGAAGTACATTAATAGTATATGATGTGACAGGTGGAGGGATTTTCAATAATAATAATAGTCTCACGGGCGGGACTAGTGGTGCAACTGCTCTAGTGAATGAAGCAGGAACAGGAACTACAAAAGACCTTGATTCTGAGATAGCCCATTATTTCGGTAAAAATTTACGTGAATTGGATGTGAAGGTTTTTTTCAGTTCAGATGGGGCTGAGGGGAATTGTATAGAATGTTTAGATAAAATATGGCGTTATAGTACCGCTGGGGAATTTAATCAAGTCTATGGTATTGATTTGAATCAAATTGATGCGGATAACTTCACGGTTCACACTGGAGCTAATGGGGAAATCGTACTAGATGCTGCTGGTGGGATAGCATATCTTGGAGATGAATTTATTAATATAAAAGTGAGTTGGAGGATATAATGACTAATGCAGTAATAGAAAATAATGCAGTGATTAGCATAGGGAAAGTTAAATATAAAATAACAGGAAGTCAAGAACTAGTAGAGGTGAAAAGTTGGCCTATAGGGAAAAAGAAAAGTGAAGTTTATCATGTAGGTGATGGAATTTTTGAAGAAAAAACACAAGCTATGCTGGATATAGAATTAGCAGCACAAGAGAAAAAAGATAAAATTACTGAAATTAAAGATAAATTGGCAGAAGTAATATATAATAAGGGTGATAATCTAACTATAGAGGATTTAAAAAATATATAAGAGGATATTAATTTTATGAATGGAGATGAATTAAAATTATTATATCGAATTGACGAAAAGGTTGATAATTTAGTTAAACAAGGCGATAAATTTGAAGCTAAGATTGATGAACTTTCAGAAATAATACCAACATTAGTTCCTTATATACGATGTAGTAATATAAGAAAAGATCAAAAAAAAGATAAACGTGGAACTTATGCAATGATAACGGCAGCTATTAGTGTTGTTATTGCAGCCGGTTCTTTTTTGATAAAATTGGCAATACCATGAGGAGGGTATATGAAAAAATTATTTATTTCTATTTTTACAAGGATTTTAAAATTAATTATTAAGCTAATTTCAGTCAAAGGCCTGGTTTTTTTTATGGGTACGACGCTTGTTTTTCACAAAGTGATTGATGGCTGGATTTGGTTTGCTTTAGCAATTCTAATTGTCAGCACACGTATGTTTGAAAAATTTATTGCAAAATTACCTGGGATAAAATAATGGAAAATATTGTAATTATTATAATTGGTATTATAGTTTTTATATTAGGATATTTAGGATTTTCTTTAAATAAAGATAAAAAGAAATCTAAAAAGGAGTTAGAAAATGATCTACAAACGATGGATAGCAATGCTATTATTGACAGCCTTGATAATTCCGATGTTGTGGAGTCAACCATTGACAAAGGAGGAGATCGATTCAGCGATAAAGTCAGAGGACTTATTTTTGGGTTCGGACGTAAAAATATTGATATGGCAAATATACCAGGAAGCACTACTGGAAATAAAGGAGACAAGCAAGGAAGCAGTGAAACAAGCAGTAATTCCATTATTGGCACAGATACAAATTCAGGATCAGGGAATGGATCAGATAAAAATGGAACAGGGGATAATGGGTTGGATAATAGGTGGGGAGACGATAATAATAACGGGATTGATATTTCTAATATTGATAAAATAAAAGTTTATCAATTAGATTCTGAATTGCCAACTCAAATCAGAAAAACTGGTTGTAATATTTTGGTTTGCGGATTTTTAGCCTCATTATTTTCTAAAAGAAAATTAATAATAGATAATTATAAAGTTATTTATCATTATTTAATTAGAAAAAAATTAATTAATGATAAATGTGTTGTTCTTGATATGGAAAAATTGATAACTCATTTTTTTAAAATGCTAAAAGAGAATAAAAAATGTATTCATGTTGGAAATTCAGAACCACGTTTTGATGACGTAAAAACAGATATGACTATATTGAAATATAAGACGACTTTTGGCGGTGAATATGGATTTGAACATTATAAGGCAGGTGATCAAAAAGGTAAAAAAATATATGATCCCATGCATGGAAAACTTGATAATGATATAATTTTTAAAGAATTTTTAAGATTCAGGATAGATATTTAATTCCGCAATTAGGACAAAATATAGGTTGTATTGGATTTATAAATTCTTTTCCAGAATAATTTCCAAAAATATCTTTTTCTTGATATCTAATATAAAAACTTATATATTCTTTTCCAGTTGTTAGATTTTTCATAGTTTTTAATCTTTTTGTTTTGTTTTCTTTCTGCATTCTCTCATTTATTTCATTTATACAATTACAACTCATTTATATTCTTTCCATTTCACAGTCTTGAAAATTGCTTTATGATTAACCCATCTACAAAATTGTTTTTGTTTTTTTGTTATTTTTATATTATCAAAATCCATATAAGGTTGTGCAAAAAAATCTAATTTTAAATATCTTAATTTATTTATTCGATATAAAGCATCTTCAATCTCTTTTACTAAAATATATATAAAATAATTTTTAGGAGTTGTATTATATCTTCTTAATAATTCAACAGCTTTTATCACTGAATCAATTTGACTTTTTTTATCACAAGCCATTCTAACAGGTTTTAACCATTTGACTTTAGATAATAATTTAGCAATATCTTCTATAATTAATCTCGCATCAAGCCCTTGATTAAAGTCAACTTTAATTCCTAATTTTATTATTTTTTCTATTTGTTGCAAACCCCATTCATGAGATAATACATTATTATCAAGTAAAATTGCTGATTTTTTATCTTCAATAAATTCTTTTATATCTTGATATTTTTGAATATATCCTTCTTTTTTATATACTAAACAAAAACTACATTTCCTGATACAACCTCTTGTCAAAAATCCATAAGCATGTTGACAACCATATAAATTATAATCTGGTTGTATATATTCAATATTTTTATCTAATTTTATATTATAATTTTTATATCCACTTCCACCTTGAATAATTTTATCAGATTGTATAATAGTTTTATTTTCTTTTGTCCAAGTAAAAACTTTTGATTTATATACAATATCATATTGAAATAAATTATTCATAAACTCTACATTATCCCCTTGTTTTTTATGATAAGTAGATAATTTCATTAATGCTAAATTAGGGAAATTATGCCCATCAACATCATACAACCCTATATTAATCATCATTCTTTCTCTCTAGTTCTACTTGTATTCTTTGCCACCATTCCGCAAATCCTAGAATAATAAATAATATTAATAATATTGAGATAATTATTACTGTAAATATAGGCTCTGTTGTCTTGTTGAATATTATTTTCATTATTTTTTCAAACATTATTTTTTCTCCTCTCAATTTCTCTTTTTACATACCATAATGCTTTTCCTAAATCTTCTAAAGCATTATCTTTCAAGTCAGCTCTCCAGATATATTTTATTGCATTTCCCAGACAAAAATTCATATGCTCCACAATTTCTATACACTCAATTCCTGATGGATGTTTCGTGTAATGTTTTGGATGATCGACTTTATCCATTTATTTTCCTTCAAAACCTTCCAAATTTAATAATAGCAATCTCCTTTCAAGAATATTATCATCGTAACTTAATATTATATCATGTATTAATTTGTTAATTATTGTAAGTTTTTCCATATAAATATTATGCATTTTGCTTAAATATATAATTTCATTTTTATATTTGTTTGTAAAAACTGATAAAACAAAAACACTAAATAATATAATCGAACAAATAAAAAATATAATAATCCAGAATAAAATTTTAATACTTTTATGAAGGACGATGGTTTTCATCTTCGTATTTCTCTAGCTCCTTATCTGTCATATTCAACCAGCATTTATAACATAATTGCTCATACCAAAATGCAGTTTGCTTTTTATCACATTTTTTACATATCATATATTCTTTCTTCATATCTTTTTTTTCCTCACTATGCAATATAGAGTTTTAATTATTTCAAATAATAGAAATATACTGCATAAAATTATTATTATCATATACATTTATTCTTAAAAAAAAATGGACGATCTTATAAAAATAATAAAATATATATACTTAAAGGAGGTATTTGACCGCCCATTTTAATAAATTTTATCCCCAAATAGATTTTTTCGTTTTTATATTATCATAAATAATAGCACATTCTACAATCAATATTAGTGCTGTACAGACTAATTTAATTGCAAAAGCAAACCCTGCCCAAATAAGAATTAACCAGAATATTAAACCAATCCATCGGAATAACGTTAAAATAATTTTTTTTATTGCTTTTTCTTTTATTATTTTTGATTGCATATCAATTCCTTCACATTAATATTATTTTGAATGTAATTATGCGTATCAGGTGCATGTGATATTACAATCACTTGATTCGATTTACCATCAAAATATTTTTTTTGCATTTCGTAGTATTCTTGAATTCTGTGCGGTTGAATAGGAGCATCAGCTTCGTCAGAAATGATGGGACTATAATTTTTCTGCGTTCTTTCATTTCTTTTTCTAATAAGAGCTTTCACATACGCATCATTGAAAAAAGCTTTTTGACCAACTGAATATTTCAGGAATGATCGTTCTTCGCCGATTTCAGAATCGTATATTTTTATGTCAAAAATATCTTTCAGCCCTTTTTTGCTTACATCCTGAGTAATAGTTCTAAAAGTAAATCTGCCAGTTTCATATTCTGATATCAACCTATTAGCCTCAGCATCAATCGAATCAGTGATAAGACTTAATTCTAATGCAGGAATTTTATCAGACTGTAACATAGATGCAATATATTTCCAATCAATAAGATCAAGATTAAATAATTTAAGAGATTGCCTTTTATTTTTTATTTGATCTTTTATTTTTTTAGCCTTTTCAATTGATTCCTGTTTGTTTTTTATTTGCGTTTCAAGTATAGAAACCGCCTGTAATAACTCATTCCTATGATGACTCAAAGCTATAATATTTTTATTTATTTCTATCAATTTGGATTCTATTGTATTATCTATATTATATATTTGTGTTTTTAATATTTTCTGTTCAAATTTTAATTCAGTTATATTAGTTTCAATTTCTGCAATCAATTTATCAGATGAATTAATTTCATTAAGAATATTTTGTAATTCAACACGCTTAGAATCAGTAAGAATTTTTGTTAAATTAAATTTTTCAGGCATCTTTGGTTCGATAAGATTTTCAATTATACATTTTCTTTTTTTTAATTTTGCTGGTATGGTCGCAAGTTCGCTTTGCAATTTATCAATTTGAATTTTATTTTCTGGATCAATATATCCGCATTGCGGACATATTTTTTCAAGGATTCTAATTTTATCTGCAATGACCATGCTTCTCGTATCAAGCTTTCTGATTTCATTAGTAAATTTTGTATTCTCAATTCTATATTCTGATAATAATCTTTCATATTTACGTTGCTCCTTTATTTGTTTTTTCTCCAATTTTTGCTGTTCCGCATCAACAGCTAATTTAGATTCTATTTCTTTTTTTCTTTTCATTTGTAATTTTATTTTTTCTATACGTTCATTTTTATTATTAATATTTTCAATTATTTCAAGAAATATTTTTGTATCATTATTTTTTCGATTTTTTGCAATATCATTTTTTATTTTTTCTTCTTGCAACTTGTTTCTAATAATTTCAGATTTAGAAAATTGATTTTTCAAATTTTGCTGTTCATTATTTTTTTTATTAAGTTCAAATAGCAAATTTTCGATTTCCATTTCAATTGGTTTTATATTAATATCAAATTGTTCAGCACCATTTAACCAATTTTCTGTATTAGTTATTTCTTGATTTATTTCTTTGACTTTATCCAAGGCATATTTTTTTTCGCTATCTCTATCTACTCCAGCGATTGATTGTACCAGATCCCGAATATCTGTCATATTTGCCATCATAAGTCCGCTCGTACCATGGCGTGATTGTAATGGCTGAACGTAGAATGATGTAAGCATATAATCTTGAAATGATCCATAAAGTTCCTCGCATTTATTATGCATTTCATCAAATGCTCCTTTTTCTAATACAGGGAATCCACCGACTATTAAGGAACATATTACTTTAGGATTTTTGGTATGTGCTCCTTGGATTTGAATATTATGTATATGTTCAATTTTATTGATAACAACCCATTTTTTTATATAAGAAACAGGCTGATCAAAAAAATCCTTTATTGCACTTGAACGTCCTGAATTTGTATCTTTGCCTATTATACAAGGATAAGGATGACAAAATGCTACTGTCGATGATTTCCCAGAACCATTGTCTCCCATAAGAGAATTCAGACCTGTGGGTGATTCTCCTAAATTCCATTTCAATGTTTTGCTACCAAATAATGTGCATCCTGCTATCTCGATACCCATTAATTTAAAATTTATAGGTTTCAAAGATAATTCTGGAATATATTCTGTAATAGTTTTTACCTTTTTGCAAACGTCAGAGGAGACAGTCGGATCAATAAGTTTGAATAAATCCGTCAAGCAAGTTATTTTTGCTGCCTGTTCCTCAGTAATACGTTGCGTTTTTATTCTTTTTTCATCATAAGTTATCCTAGACCAAGGATGTCCTGCAGGATATTTATCATTGGGATTATTTGTTACTAGCCAATAAGCGATTTCTGGATTATAAAAATCTAAAGATTTTGTTATTTTTCTACGCTCAGGAGTTCCATAAGAAATAGAATCATTTAACACGATATTATCTGAATGATTTATCGTTATCAAATTCATTCCTGGAATAAAATCTAAATAATTCCAAGGCCTGTCATCAATCCCGCAGTACCCAGCATATCCAGCACATATTTTTTCTGACTCCCATGGGATATGCCTATGGCCAAGAGAAAGCCTGTCAAGCCCTGCACGCTCCAATATTTCTGTATGGATTACTATATTAGAACATTTTGTAATTATGTCGTTTGAATTCTCTTGTAGACTGTCAGACACCTCTCCATGGAAAAGCATAATTGCAGGAATATCGTTATATTTCAATCGCATGGGTGCTACATATTCATCAATATATTTCTCGAATAGATCAACTGCTTTTTTATTAGCCTGTTCAGAAGTAAGCTTTGTTTTTGCTAGAATATTTTTTGTAGTGAGTTCAGATACACCGAAAATAATACAATCTGAATTTTCCTCAATAGATTGATTTAATTTTTGTATATTCCCACAATCAAATATATTATTATACCCATACACATTATCAGGCCTCAATAATACCAACCCGATATCCTCAAGTGGTTTATACATCTCCTCATTTTCATGGCCAGGCGTACCTACCACGGCACAGACTGGACAGATTTTTATAAGTTCTTTGATCTTTTCACGTAATTGATTATAGGCCTTGGTAAGATAGAAATTCTTGTTATGCATATCCCCAGGAAATGCTACAAAATCGACCTTTTCTTTTTTTGCTGTCTCGATAATTTTATCAAGACAATTTAACGTTGTATCAATCCAGCGTTCATCCGCATGAATATCACTTGCTTCAATATATTTTATCATAATTTACCTCCAATAATTATAATAATATGTTTTATGCTTTTTGTCAA